CTGATACAGCGATGCCTTCTTCAATAGTTGATCAACAGTCATTTCTTTCCTTTCTAAACAACGTGGCGATAATATCCCAAACGACAGCAACATGTCATTGTAAAAATCTATTCGTTTTGTTGTTTTGATACAAATAATTGTGTAGACATCAACTTAAGTTAATGTACAGTCCTCCTACACCAAAGCAAAGCAAAGGAGTTTTATGGACGCAGTAGAGTCATACAGAGAAGGTCACAGGGCTGGTCAGCAGATGGTTCTAGACCTAGTCAACAGGTGGTGTCAGGGCAAGGTAGAGACTGTTGCCCAACTTGTGCAGTACATCAAAGAATTGGAGCAAAAAGATGATCAAGACTAATCCGTTTTCAGGCCACACATATGTGACCACAGGCAACTTCAAGACCTCAGACACAGGCGAGACATTTACCCGCTGTGGCAACTCTTGGTTCAGCCAAGATGGGGATGTGATACAAAAACAAGGTGACGGCTGGATGAACCTCAAGACAGGGGTGCATTCAAATTTTGGTGACCCTTTTGGAGATGACGATGATTAACGACACAACCAGAACCTTCCCCCGTACCTTGCAAGAAGCAGCTTCAGAGCAGTTCCCAGTAAATACAACATGGTTTGAAGAACCAGAAGAAACGATTGGACTATATGACATCATCCTCATTATCATTTCACTCTGCATCTACGCAGGAGTCGCGTATTACTACTACCGAGGGTGATATGTGGGTTGAACAACAAGCAATGTGGGACATGAAAACAGGCAGGTATACCAAGCACATCCAGTACGAAGATATCAAGCTTGTAGTCGTGTTTAACCGCATCTATGAGGATGTATTGATTGTTGAGCAAATACAAACCCTTGACGGTCAAAACATCATTGACTTGGTGCGAGACAGAGCAATCACAGTAATCGAAAGAATGTTAGCAAAGGACTTCAAATGAAAATGCAAAGCCTGTACGAAGAGTACAAACAAGAATTCATGCAATCCAGCCAAGAGTATTGCTGCTACTGCGGTGATGTTCGTAGCGGTGTCGGGTGCTGTGGTGAAAACCACTTCGTCACGTTTGCTGACTTGGATGATGATGACCAGCGCAACATCATTAACTGGGAAATTGAATGCGCCTTCCTTCAGGATGGTCTAACGCAAAGCCAAATCGATGCAAAGATAAAGGAAATCCAATGAACATCTACACAAAACTCAACCACGCTCGTGAGCGTTTCCACAGCCGTCAGCTAAAGAAGTCAGGCCACAACAAGTTTGCTGGCTACAACTACTTTGAACTGGGTGACTTTGTTATCCCCGCCCTCGAAATTTTTAAGGACGTTGGTTTAACATCGATCATCAGCTTCGACTCTGAGTACGCCACAATGACGATTGTCAACACCGAAAAGCCAGAAGAGACTATCGTTATATCGTCACCCATGTCTACAGCGGCTTTAAAGGGCTGTCACGAGGTCCAAAACCTTGGGGCGGTACAAACATACCTCCGACGCTATTTGTGGGTTGCAGCGCTTGAAATCGTTGAACACGATGCCTTGGACGCTACAACAGGCAGCAAGAATGGCGCATCCACGGTGACCCCAAGACATGGTATCGGTGACGATCTGCCAGAAGAAGAGAAAGAGTTTTTGCGCGAGATGGCCCAATCCTGCATAGACCTAGTCAACGCAGGTAAAGCCCTCGAGGCATATCAGATGATCAAGGAGTCTGCCCTTGAGTCTGATCAAGAGATTTGGTTGTCTAACCAAATGAGTGCTGGTATTCGATCAGCGATAAAGAAGGCGAAACCCGCCTAAAGGAAGAAAATGGAAATCTCAATCGAATGGAAAGAGGGCAAGTACCCCTCCTTCAATTTAATGTTGGCATCTAAAGAGGGCGTAGACCCTTTCATCACCATCAAGGGCTGCGGCATCATGCAAGGCTCTAAAGGTGAATTTGTAAAGTATCCGTCTAAGAAGATGGACAACGGTAATTGGTTCAATTACATCTACGCGAACGAAAAGTTCAACGCCGTGGTTCTTGAAAAAGCAAAGGCTGCTCAGGTAACCAAAGCCCCTGCTGGTAAAGCCGTGCAGGATATGGAGTCAGATATACCTTGGTAAATTAACCGGAGATTTTTGATGAAAAAATTTGTTTTGGCAATTACGCTTTTGTTTGTGGCTAGTTATGCGGCTGCTTCTTGCCCACAATTTCAGCCTTATCGCTGTGTCCCAGGATACAACGGCAAGATGATTTGCGGTTGCGGCATGTAAGGTGACAGGCATGGGATTCGATGACCAACTAGACTTGTTCATTGATTCTCATGTCGCCCCTATGAATCCCAACAAAAGTAAATACACCCCCGATTGTTTTGTCAGCCACCTGCAATATCAGCAATGGCTACACGAAGCCTACAGGGCTAAAGAACAAACATTCATTTGTGAAGACTGCACGAATGAATACAAAGCAAAGATGAAAGCTCAAGGCCGTTGCCACGAGGAATGGACTAGAGACAATGGCATTGTTTATAGTAGACGCAAAGAAAAGGAGTTAACCGATGAAGTTATTACAGTTTTGGCGGTCACGAAAGTCCGATCCAGTTACAAGTCATCAGGCAGCAGAGCAGATAAAGGAGGCGGCTCCCCAACATATGGACTTGATCTATCAATGTCTGTTAGAGCATGGACCTCTGGGGAAAGACGGGATCGCCAGTCGGACTGGGTTGGATCCGAATCAGATATCACGCAGACTACCAGAGATGAAAAAGCTGGGCGTGGTTGACACCACAGGTCAGACAGTTACTTCTAAAGCAGGTCGATCAGAACGTGAGTGGGGTTTGGTATGAATGCGTTCCACCCTGACTTCATCAAGACACACTACCCAGACTTCATGAAAGACCATATAACGTCTTCTAAGGGCAGTATGGCAATGACTCAATACGTAGAGAAGAAACGTCTTGAGAAACCTAACCACGGCACGATTCATGGCGTTACAAAGAATGATGCCATGCTGATGCCTAAAACATTTGCGGTCTACAGCCGTGCGGGGATGCCAAAATGAAACCACACAAACACGCTGAACTAATCAAGGCTTGGGCTGATGGTCATCAGATTCAAATCTTTGATCATGGAACTTGGCTTGATTATCGAGAAAACGATACGCCAGCTTGGAATCCTGAGTATCAATACCGCATCAAGCCACAAGAGACAAGGCCTGATGTTGTAGAAGAACTATGTTTATGGTTTGCAAGAGGATGTGTTGATCGCGTTGCTTTAGCGGAACCAAATGTTAGGTTCACTTTTGATGGTGAAACAGGCAAACTAAAATCAGCGGAGGTTCTATGATTGAACTAATCTTATTCTGCCTAGGCGTAGGTGCTGTGCTTGCTTTAACAGTTTGGGTAATAGTCAAATGTCTAATAGCAATGCAGTAAAAGAATGGTCCTATGTACTGCTACAGAGGGACGCAGAGGGCACAATCATCGACTCTACAGAGGTAACCGATGAGGTTATCTACCTCTACAGGATGGTAGAAATCCAAGAGAAGCTCTTGAATAACTACCGCCTCAACTCTGGCTACGAGTTCCTAGTCAGCGAACCATCAGTCCATTGACTCTAGGCAAGCCTTGTAACGTTTCTTACGGTCATCAATGCCGATCAACCCACCGTTGATCTTCTTTGTTTGACCCTCTAAGTCATCGTTGTCAGCAAAGACATCTAGTTTGTTGGCTGACCAGAACCACCCTGCTGACAATGCCGCCCACTTAGGCTCCAGCAAAAGCTCAGGGTTGCTTACAAAATCAGCACCCAAGGCATCACCACAGCGCTTGTGATTGTCCTTGCCTGTCAATTGCTTAAGACCCATTCCTCGGTGCTTCCACCCCTCACCTGACTCAATGGTTCCGTTGCCCATACGGTTCGAGTAAACAGCGTTGGCGATAGCTTCAGGCTTACGGTGCAGGGCTTTGGCAAAGGCGTTGGGAATGTTCTTACCCTTCTCGTCTTTCTTTGCACGAGTCTTACCCGGCTTATTAGGATCAGGTTCTTGGACGGCAAACCTGTTAGGCCACACCGCAGCCATCGTGGCATCAGAGTAGTTCAGGTTCTCTTCTAGCATTGTGTAACCACCAGACTCGTGGGATGTCTGGGCAAGAAAGGATGCAATACGGTTCTTAGTATTGATCTGATACTTCTCGCAGGTTTCACGGATGAAGGGCAACCACTTCTCAGGCTCCTTCACCTTAACGGCTTGCAGGTGCTTGAATTCTACGTTCATGCCTGTTGCTCCTTCTGCTTCTTGTCAACGTCCTCTTGCGCTTTGTTGCTAGAACCATAGAAAAAGCGGATCAAAGAGTTAACAGCAGTTCCAATCAGGAAACCTAAGATGATGTTGATGAAGTCACGGTTCTTGTTTTCTATTGGCATAAAAGAAACCAAGAAGAAGTAAGCAAACGACACCACGGTGATAAACCAAGCATAGTGTTGGCTAAACTTACGAGTGCCCTCATCTGCCATGTACATATCGGTAGCACGTTGGGTAGACTTCTCGTCTAACTCAGCCATAAACTCTGAGTGCCTGTTGGCCTCTTCTTGAAGCTTGGCGTTGTATTCAGGGGTTGCCTGACCTTGTGGCTTTAACTCCATGCCCAACTTATCTTGCACAGCATCTACGCCCTTCTCAATGACTTGGTCAGCAACTTTGTGCATTCCGTTATCAATCAGGTTCGCTACGATTGACGCGACTATTGGTAGCATCTTTGGTTCCTTTCAGTAATTCTTCAACTTGCTTCTTCAATCTTTTAGTCTCTCGCCTGTCTTCTTTTATTTCTTGGCTAAGAGCTTGGTTGTCCATAAAGATATAGGCAATGGTAGGGAGTGCGATAAAACTGACGGTGGCGAATAAGACCATTCCCCAAAAGTAGATCTTTGCATCGTACTCAGCGATGTTATTAGCCATACGAACACCCAGAAAATAATGATTAGCCCCAGCGTCACCCAATGTGGAACACAGCGATCAATACGATCATTCTCTGTCTTCACCTTGAGTACCCTCCTTTGCTTTTCATTCTTTCTGTCCCGCTCCCGTGCCTTCTTTTGCTCGTCAAGGATCTTGGAATACATTGCCTTGTAGCGACTATACAACGGACCTAACTGTGCCGGCGCTTCGTTCATCAGTTCCCTGAGTTCAGCACCGCATTTAACCAGCTTAGTCTCAATCGATATCAACTCCAATGCTCCGATGTTGTTATCCCCGTGCGTTGAACTAAACACCCTGCGCTCTAGATCTTCTTTGTAAGCAACGAGGTAAGCCTGTGCTTTAAAGAAGTCACCAACGTGTTTAATGAATTGGTCAATGATTGCATCTTCGTCTGGGATAAAGTCAACGTATTCTTCTTTCTTTTGTGTAGTCTCTGGACTCTTCAAAGTTGCTTGTGGAGTCTGAGATTCGTTTGACGCTCCAAAAAGACCTTTGATCCACCCAAAGAAACCAGACACATCCTTGATGATGGCCTTGGCATCCTCGACACCCTTCTTTATCCTTTGGATCTCAGCTTTACCCTCGTTGAGCATTTCGCAACAGGAGCGTATGCCCTTGAGTGCGCTGCCCAGCATGAGCATTGCTGAGATAGGATCCACATCACTTGCGCCAGCTAGCGAAGAACAAAGCAGTAGCAGCCCAAGCAGCAGCTATCCAAAGAATAGGTTTGGCAATCTTGGCGATCCAACCAAGAACAGTAAATGCCCCTTGGACAGCATTAAAGCCATCAATAAGGTCCTTAGTGTTCTTGTCTATGTGGTCTACTTTGCTTTCAACAGCAACGAGGCGTTCATAGATTTGAGCGTGTGTGACTTCTTCCATGTCTTATCTCGGAGGTGGAACTGAACGATAGGGGCTGCCAAGCTTTTGAGCTTCAGCATATGCGCGGAGTTGTTTCTCAGTCAAAGTGCCGGTCTGGACTTCTGAAGGTGTAGCACCAATTGGCAACAACATTTCACCTAAGTTTCTAGCCATCTCTTGAGCGTTAGCAGAACCAGCAGCAGTAGCGCCAGCAGCAGCAACAGCAGCGATCTTGCCAAGCTTGCCAAAGTTAGCAGCCTTCTCTGGAGGTGCAATACCGCGTTCAATGCGAACACCTTCAGGAATTTCTCTTACCTTTGGACCTTGGTAAACGCTACCAAACATTGACTTAGCCTTCTCGTAGTTCGGGATAGGCTTGCCTTCGTTGTACTTGGTAATGAACTCTTGATAGCCTTCAGGGCCAAGAGTATTGTGTAGCCAGTTATCACCACCACCTGTGCCGGGAGGCTGAACAGCTTTAGGAGCCTTTGGAGCCTTCGTTGGGGCATTCTCAACTGTCGATTCACCTTTTGGTGCAGACCCCGCCAAAGGTACAACAGGCAGTTCAGCACGAACTTCTGGGCTAGGTGTAAGTTGAATCTGAGGACCAGCTTTTGGAGGTGCAACAGGTGCTTTGCTTTCAACTTGAGCTTTCACATCAGAGTTGGCAGCGGCTGTCATTTGATTGTTCAGAATAGTCTTATCCATAGGACTTAGACCACCACCAGCCTTTTGTTGCTTTTGAACAGCAGTCTTGGCTTCCATAGCAGCCTTGGCTTTCTGTTCGTTCAACTCAGCCTGACGAGCCATCTGAGTTATTCTTGTTTGATGCAACTCATTCTCACGAGCAATGCGTTGCTTCTCAGCTTCCAAGCGCAGCTTCTCACGCTCGAGCTTGATCTCTTCCAAAGGAGACAACTGAGGCTGTGCAGTCTCTACACCCAGACGGCGCTCTTCAATTGCCAAACGCTTTTCAGCCAAATCGTTTTGACGCTGGAACTCCAAGTCTTTGGCAGACAAAGGTAGTTCGTTCTTTAGTTGCTGCTCCTTGATTGCAGCGTTGATGTCCATCTGCTTTTTGCCATAGTAGCCAAGCGCACCAAGACCAGCAGAACCAGCAACCAAACCAGCACCAACGCCAAGCTTTTGTGCGGGAGTTAACTCGCTAAAGCTTTCCAAGGTAGAAACATTAGGTTGACCAGCAGCAACCGTTGCCTGACCTTCGGCTTCACGGGCCTGCATGTTGGTAGAGTAATTCTGATACCAGTTCTGATGTGCCTCAACTGGAGAGTTTTTCAAGATATCAAGAATCTCTTGAGGCTTGTATCCCTCTGCAAGAGCATCAGCAATGCTTTTTTCGATTTCAGCGCTCATTATCGAACTCCTTGTGGCACACCAAACATGTTTCTTAGACGGTTTGCACGATCATCAACAGGTGCAGCAGCTGGTGGTGGACGAGATGCAGCAGGATTACGAGCAGAAGGCATTGCAGGTGGTTCAACACCGCCAACCTTAGATGCTCCGGGCTGTTGCAACAAAGCAGCAGGTACTTCGCTCTTGTTCAACTGCTCCAAAGTGGCAGAATTCTCTTGCAAGAAACGAGAGATGTTTTCACGAGTAGCCTTCTTGCGCTCACTAATAGTCTTGTCAGCAGCAATCTCACGCTCAATCACACCAATGCCGGGCACACTCTTGCCATACTTAGCTTGAGCCATGCCTACTTTTTCAGCAAACTTTTCTGCCAAATCAGCATATGCCTCGTCCAGTTCAGCCTTGGTGTAGGCTAATGAAAAGCTGTCACCTTGAGCAAAATCCAAGTTAGGCTTGGCAATACCAATACCACCGTTGTCTTCAATAGACTTGATGATAGATGCCTTCTTGGCTTGGTTGTTGATGTAGCGCTGGATCATGTCGAAGTTCTCAATCTTGCCTTGAGCAGCCAACAACTGAGCCTTAGCCATCAGATCTTCTTTACGAGCAGTCACAGCATTAGAAGATGTGGCAGCTTGCATAGCGCTGTTTACCATCTCGCTAATGTCTTCAGAGGTCAGCTTAGACCCGTCAGACTTGGTAGCGCTTTTGCCTTCTTGGTAGTTAACACCAGCACTAAAGCCACCAGAAGTTTTCTTGAAGTCTTGCCACTCTTTGTTAGAAGCTTCACCTGTCAAGAACTTGCTTAAGTTTTGAGCATTCTTCTGGATCTCTTGAGTGTTACCTGTACGGATCTCGTTAGCACCTGCCAACAAAGTACGCATCGCTGGGTTCACAGAAAAAGGCAACAGTTGTTTGGTGATCTGTTTGTCTTCAACAGCAATGTCACGCAAAGCGCTAGCACCCAAAGCAGCAGCAGATGCAGCCTTGGTCATCTTGTTCCAGTTGGCAGCTTGTGCAACCATCACATCCTTGGCAGCAATATTATTTGCTTGAAAGAAAGGACGCTGAGACATAGGCACTTCAGCCAATGAAGTAATCGTGCCAATCTTGGCTTCTTCATCGGGAGTCAATGGCTTACCGTCAGCAGTCTCATAACGGCGAAATTCACCATAAGGAGTGGCTTGGCTAGTACGTTGGTTAAACACCTTGTAGTATTTGCGACCAGCATCATCAAATGCTTCAACTCGAACATCACTACCACCAGTAACAGCTTTGTAAATGTCACCAAAGTTTTTAGCGCCAAGCAAGTCTGCCCAGCGGAACTCATCAGCGCTCTTGACATTTTTTACAGCGTCAACAGCTTGCACACGCTCTTCAGGTGTAGCAGTAGGAGCAATCCCCTTGGCAACCTTTTCAACAACAGGTGTGTATTCTTGGATGTGCTTTTCTGCTGCTTGAGTGTTCAATGCAGAAATCTCAGGGCTAGGATTCCAGCCCAAACTCTTAGGAGGGGTTAAACCAGTTCCAGTAAATTCTTCTGCCATGTTACTCCCCTAAATGTTTGCTAACAGCATCTAACAAAGATGTGTTGTATGTAGGTTTAGTCACCCCCATAGTTGAAGGAGGAACACCTAAAGATGCCACAGGTTTAACGCCAAGTGTTGAAGTTGGAGCCACACCCACAGTAGGAGTGTAGTCAGGAACAACAGTTTCTGGTGCGCTAGGAGGCTGTATTGGAGCCTCTGGAGCCTTTGGAATACCAAACTCAAACTCGCCAGTTTGTTTGTTTGTCTCACCAGCATAGCGTTGCCAATTGGCAAACTCTTGCCCTTGAGTAAATGGCATCACATATGGGTTATTCATGTTGATTCCTTAACCGCCAAATTTGAAACCAGCACCCTTGCCAGAAGTAAGCTGACCTTGAGTGCCTTGGAAGTTTGGAGTGGTGGACTGTTGTGGTGTGCCGTAGATCACAGAGGCATATTTAGCCAACACATCTTGCGGTGTCTGGGCCAAGGCAACACGACCAGCAGCGGCTGTCTGAGCAGAGGTAAGACCTGTTTGACCAGCACCAGTAAGCGCTTGAGCAGCAGCAGCTTTGTTAGCCTGAACGCCAGCACGAGCAGCAGCGGCAGCAGTAGCCAAACGCTGATCGCTAAGTGACTTCAAGTTCTCACGAGCCAAAGCAGCACGGCTGCTACCAGCACCACCAGCCCCACCGAACATGGCATTTTGTTCACCAATCTGTTCACGAGTAGCCTCTTTGCCAGCTTGCAAAGCAGCTTGAACCTGACCTTCTTCGTACTGTGGATTAAACAAAGATGCCAAGCCTGTAAGACCTGTAGTCAATGCGCCAGCCCCTGCAACCTCTTGCAAAGCACCAGTTCTGCCAGCCACATCCATTGCAGTATTGGCTGCTGTGGTGGCAACAGGATTTACCTGACCATAGACATCAGAAGCCTGACCAACAGTCTTTTGGTAAGCAGGGAATGCCGTACCTGTCAAAAACCCAGTCTGGGCTTTCAATAGATCTTTTTGTTCTTGCGTTACTACTGGAGCAGAACTTCCAGATGATTTACCGCCGCCGATGCCCATGATTAAGCTCCTTTACCTTTGCCTTGTTGGCCTATAGGTTGAATACGCGCATTATCCCATTGTCCGACAGTATTGGGATACGGGTTTTGTTGACCCATCCTTGGCTGTCCAGAGGTAGCGTTTGATTGATAGTTCCCACCTTTTGCCATAGGCTGTGGGGCTTGATATTGCTGTTCAGGAGCAGATACTTGATCTGCCATACCTGCAATGCCTTTGCCACCACTTGGGCGGTTGGTAGGTTGCTGAACTTGTGCTGAAAATCCACCCATGATTTGTCCTTAAACCGCTGGTTGTAATGAATTGATATACCCAGAAAACAGACGATCTGAAGCTGGAGGGGCATATTGGTTGACACCAGAAGTGTCTTTGAAATTGAATGAACTATTTAAGAAACCGCTATAAGTTCCAGCAGTTAAAAAAACATTTCGAGTCCATACATATACATTTTGATATCTATTTACGGCAGACCCAAAGGCTGGTTGAAACACAGGCGCTGTAACCAAAATATACTGGGTTTCATTTGCAATCAAAGTACCTGAACCAGAGCCCGTATATCTGTAAATTGCTGGTACTACTGCTCCATAAAGACCGGGATATGAAGTAGTATTTGAAGAAACATAAATAAAACCACTAATGGTCACAGATACATAACCATCTTTAGATACAGTAAATGAACCAATCCATCCGTTGTTTACATCCCCTTGAACACCGGGTGTGGTGGACATCAAAACGTTTGATCCAGACGCAAGAGCAGATGTTCCCATGCCATTGAAATAGACATTAAAACCATCAAACACCATGCTTTTAGATGAATTGCCAAAAACAAAGTTACCGCTGCTATAAATATGAGCGCCAGAACCTGTCATATTGGTCCCGCTAAGTGCTGGACTAGATCCAATACTTAGATCACCAGCAGTTACAGTTCCCAAGTTGGCAGTAAAGGCAGACAATGTCTGAGCCTCTACGATGTCAGCAGTAATGTATTTTTGGAAAACAGCCCAGCCAGTTGTGTATTTATACTGGATAGATGCCAAACCGCTGTTGTAGTTGATCGTGCAAAGGTCACCATTGATAGGTGTTCTGCCAATAGCTGATACACATTCAGCATCAGTAGGAGCAGAAGAGTTGTTTGGCACACGGATAACAACAAAGTTGGCAACAGCATTGGTAGCCGAAGTAACATCAAGATCAATCGCAGTACCGGGGTCAATAATCCAACCAGCATTTGGCACAGCAGTAGCTACTTGAAACTGGATCTGTCGACCACCAGTAGTTAAGTAATACAGAAATTTGGTAGTACCAAAACCACCAGTTACTTGCGTCCAAATATAGTCAACAGGATTAGTAGACTCAGTACTGCTATCTGCGTTACGCAAACCGTAGTAGCCCTTATTAGTAGGCGTATTGGAAAAACCAACAGAACCATCAAAACTATCGGCATACTTGATAAACATGTACTTATACAAGTAGCCAACAATTTCTCCACCCGGACCAATAATCTGACCAGTTGATTGATCAGAAGATACATTCTCAGAGAAATTGCTCAACAAATAGTTGATGGCTTCAGAGATCTCTCCCTGTGTTGGGCTGCCGTCAAGGAAGAATGGCATTAGAACGCATCCTCTGTAACAGTGGCTTGCCAGTTCAAGGCAGGTACATTCCAAGTATCTGTAGCATCATTTGATTCAATCTTCACAGACACGGTACGTACAGAGTTTTGAGTAGTGGTCACCCAAGGGTTGTCGGTCACAATATCCATAGTGGTGGCAGTCCCATATGTAGGTTCCTGAGCCGTAGAGTTAGCGCCACCCACGGTCACAGAGATCTTGCCAGTACCAGACACTTCAGGCAAAACACGGTGTACATACACTTTGGCAGAATAAGGCACAGGACCTTCTTCCGTCTGCAAAGTAGCATTCTTGCGCTCAAACAAACAGGGAATAGCAGAACCGCTAAATCCATTGGTTACACCTGTTTGTACTGGCTGCTGTGCTGCCACGCCTCCACGGGCGTATGTGACCGTTCTAGAGGCATATGTGAAGGCAGAAGACTCGTACACAGGACCCTCGGTTCCCATACAGGCATTCTGCACATCTTTGGGAGCATTCCAAATCTTAAGGTCATAACGGTACGACAACATCTTGTTGCACCAGCCAGTAGAGGTCAGGTCAGGATAATAGATCTCGATCTGATTCTTCTGGGTGTTGTTGACCATGAATGTGCGTGTTGAATACGTCTTATTCAAGTTTGAATAGAAGTAATTCTTGACCCTTTGGTTGCCCAGAGGGGTAAAGTTAGAACCGTCAAAAACCCAGATATCTCGGCTATCTAGACCGTAGACTTCAGAGTCAGTGTTAGACCAGCAGTTGTTGTTTAGCAACCCACGACCTTGGTTAAACAGGCGAACCCCAAAGACAGGAGCGGTGCTGTTTTGGTAGGCAATTGGGGTCATCACAACGGTGTCCCAATAGCTGCAAATGTAGAAGTTAGCCCCAAGGAAAAAGCCATCAATGATCGGGCCACGCAAGGGAATCTCTTGCTCGTTAGCCACGTTATTCAGGGTTGGTGACCAAGTGGCAGGTACGCCAGTATTAGCAAACGCCTGTGACCAACGGATAGTCGTAGGGTAGTTAACTGTTGTGCCAATGCTGAAAGTTTTGGTCAGGTTGCCAGCCACCAAAATGTTGCCAACGTTAGGAGAACAGTAGTTACGAACAAACCCAGCGGTGACCGAGGTAACGGCTGGAGACAGAGTAGATTCGTAGTTCCAGACATAGTTGTCAGGTGCAGCGTCATAAATGTAGATCTCTGTCGCAGTGGGCAAGAAATACATTGGAGGACGCAAACCATCGTTGATAAAGAAAACACTACCCACCCAAGAGGAGGTAATGTTTACGTCATCAGAGTAGCCAGACAAGGCAACATTAGGATTGGCGCCAACGCCGGGGGTAATGTTTGTTATACCTCCAGAGGTAACGGCATACCATTTGCCTTCACGGGTGGCAGCAATATAGGTCCAAGTAGCACCTCTAAAGCCACCTTCCCAGTAAACAGGGTTACCGGGTATGGCAGAAAGAATAGCTTGTTCCCCTGCTACCTTTTTTACCCCCCGAACATCGCACTCAACGTTTAACCCTGAGTTGTACTCATTAGGGCTAAGGGCGTTACTCGGTATGTCCGGAGAAAAGGACATGACCGGAAACGGGGTGCGAATTGGGGTGTACTGAGCGCTCATGGCAGCATTTTATTCGGCTGGCTGATCTTTGGGAACTTGAGGTTCAGCTTGTTCCTTGATCTGCATAATCAAAGGCCAAGCCCCTGTTTTGCTAGGAAGCTCACCAAGGGTTCCAAGGATGAAATTAACTGCTTCAATGGATAGTTCTAGTTTAATCATGCGTTTCCTTTCAATGCACTACGGTTACAAGACCATCAGAGGTTTGACGTTCTAGGTTGTTGATTGTCCATGTTATAGCGATAGTCATGTCAGTCCTTATTATGGGTGTGTGGCTTTGTAGGCTTCAAACTTAGCGTTAAGTTCTTGGATGGCTTTGACAAGTACGGGAATAAGATCAGCGTTGACTGCCTTGTAAGGCTCCTCTCCTTCTGGTGCAGGATCACGCCACTCATCAATCATGTCAGGAAAGACTTGCTCAAACTCTTGAGCAATCCAGCCACGATCACCTTTTTTGTTTTTGCCTTTTCCTTCTTTCCAATCAAACTTGCGAGGCTTGAGCGCCATCACAGCGTCAAGACCTACATCAAGGTCTTGGATGTTTTCTTTTAGGCGTTGGTCAGAAATTGCGGTGATCGTTGTGCTAGTGGCATAAATTGTTCCACCCATGCCAACATAGAAACGATACGCACCTGCACCAGTTGAGTATGTTTCCCAAGTACTGTTTGCGTTTGTAGAGGCAGATTGAGCATATTGAACAGAAGAACCGTTTATATAAGCAAAACCAACGGTAGTTCCTGAAGTTGTGGTTTTCCCCACCAGCAAGTTACCGCTGGAGTCGATACGGGCAGTTTCAGTTCCTGCTTTAGTCCAAATGTGTGCCCAAGCATCATATTGAGCAACAGCCCAATTACCGTTTCCGCTGTTTACTGTGCGTAGGACTTTAGCCGTTGTCGTACCATCACCAGTACCTGCGTCATACGATCTGACGTTCAATGCCCAATTTGTTGTGGCTGACGCAATTTGAACATCTTGCTTTACCAAAGAGTAAGGGCTTGTAACCCCTAAACCCAAATTCCCACTAGCATCAAGCGTCATTGCTTGGGTGAAGGTGATTGTGTTACCTGCTGTGCCTGAGGCTGCGTTGTAAAAAGTTGCAGCACCTCCGCTTAAATCAAGTCGTGTAGCTGCGGAAGTGTTTATATATTTCCAAGCAGAGCCATCATAAAAAGCATTATTCAATAGATACAGCGCATTTGTCTGGGATGCTACAGAAGACCCACCAACTAATTGAAAACCTTTTAACTGACTCCAAGCACTAGGCGTAACACCAAGACCTAAGTTGCCAGAAGAATCAATCTGCAAACGCTCAGTACCGCCTGTTGAAAGCGAAACTGTGTTGGTTCCAAAGAACACACCTGTGTCTGTGTCTGTACCTGTAATAGCAGGTGCTGCGGCTGATCCGTTTACATCGGTGATGCCTGTGCTGCCCGAAATAATGACCGTCATAATACTTTTTCCTTACAGTTATCGAAGTGCCAACGATTGCCAGCGCCCCTTTGGTGTCCAACAGTTTGACAATGTGGACAAGTCCACGGATTCTTTCTTGCAAGCGCAGACAGATTGGCTTTTTGCTCATCAGTCAACAGCTTACCTTTTTTCTTTGACACTTTGCCAATCTTGGCAAGGCGCATCTTTTCAATCGACTCAGGGCTGTGCCTCTTGCCCTTCATAGGACATGGCTTGCCTTTTCTAAGCGACGACAAAAGTTCCTTCATGCCCGGCCTCTCCCACTGCTCTTTAGCCGCCTTGCTGACCTTTGCGCGGGTTTCGTCTGACATTTTCAAGCCTTTGTTCCAAGCTGGCTTGGTTCGCACAAAACGCTTGCCCAATGAACTTGGCGGTTTACCACCACCAGACACGCAGTTCCAACCAATGCCATCAGCAGGACGCAACTTACGCTCGATGTCCAAACAGTATTCTTCATCAGCGATCAGGATTTGGCTTTTGATTAAATTATCCCAACCATACTTGTCGATCGCAAACGTGAGATGCCTATTGCCATTGAGGTTTAAATGCTCCCACATGCGCCTATTGAATCGAGCAGACACGCCAATGTACCCCTGACTTGTCATGTCAGTGTGGTCTTGGCAGCGAATCCAATAGACGCTATGCGCCATGTTTTATTCTCCTTGTGGAGCTTGACGTGCAGCAGCGGCAGCAGCTTGTGCAGCTTCGTATGCAGCAACAACTTCACTTGTCCAAGCTGCGTTGCAAATTGCAACCACGTTGGCGGGTTGACCTGTGAGGTCTTGACCGGGCGTCAATGAAGTGCGGTGGTATGTTTGGCTGATCTCGTTGCCGTCTTCCATGATGCGTGTTGCTTCACGGTATAGAACTGTGCCGTTTTCTGTTACTGTAATTTGGTCCACAGTATTTGTTTTGGTGAGTGACATTTTTGTTTCCTTTGTGTCTGGTCAAACTAATCTGGTCTGACTATGGGTTAATCAGTCATGTACGAAAACACAGCGACAACCGTGGCCGCATTTGTTGCAGCATTAAGAACTGATACGTTAATGACGTTTGTTGAAAGGTCCCACAAGCCTACAGTAGTAGCTGAGGGAACTACATAAAGCGTTTCCACTTTGTAATCAGGGCTTGCTGGAGTCCAATTCCAAGACGCAGTTCTAGTCGGTTGCCCGTAAGTAAATGTTGAAGCTGCCGCAAAGGGCAGCCCTCCTATGTAAATGCTTCCACTCCCACCGGAAGATGAAGACCTTGCAATACGAACAAAACAGGTCACAAGCCGCCCCACTTTTGTGTATCGACCAACTTGCGCGGCATAAGAAACCGTTGGCTGTGTGCCATCAGTAGAGTAAATCGGTGTCCAAGTCCCTTCCTCATAATCATCCAGCGTGTTTGCGTCAGTTGATGCTGATTGAGTTGCGGGGAAAGTGATACCAGAACCAGAAGATGATGGTGTTGCGCCGCCAACAGAAATTGTTGTTGGGTTTGTTGTTCTTCCAGCCATTGTGACATTCTGGCTTGTGTCGATGCTTACAGCAGTAGTAGCTGTACCACCCGCCGTAGTAGTTTGTAACGCTAAAGAGCCATCGCTTGCAGCCGTAGACTTCAGTCCAGCAGAGCCGCTTGATACGCCATTGTCAGAAAGGATGATGCTTGGCATTATTTATTCTCCTGCCGCTTGTTGCAGCGGTGTTAAATCTTCATTCGTCCAAAAGTCTTTAGCCAGCATCAGACGTAAGTGCTCTTTGTTCCTTGCAAGGCAGTAAGCCCATTCGTCGTCTGTCATGCGTTCAGGCTTGCCACCATTGATGAGGTTCACGCTGTCCATGCAAGCAGCGTAGTGCTTGGCGATTTGCTGTTCAGGAGTTAAGTCGTTCATGGGTGTGCTTCCTTGTATGCGTCAAATTCTGCTTTGAGTTCTTGGATGGCTTTTACCAAAGCAGGAATCAGTTTTGTTTCTGTAATTTTTAACTTATCTTCTTGTTCGTTGTCGGCAATAAGTAAGTCAGAGTCAAGTGCAATGACTTCTTGCGCCAAAAAGCCAATTTGTGTTTTGGTTTTCTTTTTGCTTCCGTCTGGCACTCCGCTGTCATAGTTGGAACGCTCATCCCATACAAAAGTTACTGGTCTTAGTCCGTTTACAAAGTTAAGACCGTAAACTGCATTTGCTACATCCGCTTTATCACGAGCATCTGATGTGACTGTCCAAGCAACTTTGATGTATGCGTTTGTCGTGTTGTTTGAACCAATAACAATTCGGTCGTTGTTGGTGGCGATGTTAAAAATTGAGCCAGTTTCATCACTACCCGCACGCCATCCAATTGCGATGTTTCCTGAACCTGTGCTGGCGTTTACTGCTGCCCGTCCACCAATGTAGACGTTATCCCCGCCAGAAGAGTTCCCGTAGCCAGCAACAGCGCCAATGAATACGTTGCCGTATGTACCGCTAGCTGTTGAGAGATACCCAGCGTAATAACCAACAGCGGTGTTGTTGCTCACCGTGGTGCTTGAGGCTAGCGCTAGATAACCAACAGCGGTGTTGTTGCTTGCTGTGGTGTTGGACTGAAGGGCAGAAACACCTACGGCTGTGTTGTTTGAGCCTGTGGTGTTGTAGTAAAGAGCAGTATCACCAAACGCATTGTTTAATGTTCCTGTGGTGTTTGTAGACAGCGAATAATGACCAACACCAATGTTTCTTCCTGTGGTGTTTGCAGTTAATGCGTTGAAACCCAAAGCGGTAGACTGACCACTATTTGATGCTGCTAAAGCGCCATTACCAACAGCAGTCGAGTTTGTTTGAGCGCCAGCGCCTTTGCCGACTGTTAAGCCGTTGATGGTTCCTGCTGTTGTAACAGACTGATCTGTGCCAATAGTAACCGCTGTAGTAGGCGTAGCACCTGTCTGTAGCACCAATGTGCCTGTGGTATCCGCAGTAACTTTGTATGCGGTTGTGGATGTGGTTGATGCGCTGATCGTTGACATGCGTTTTCCTTAAATGATTACGTGGCGTTGACCGCTTGCAACAGTTAGAGATACACCGCTTGCCACAGTCAATGGGCCAACAGAGAAACCATTTGTTCCTGTTGCAATAGTGTAGTTACTTGTCACAGAATCTGCGTTCACCACAATACCGTTTGCTGCCACTGGAGCTTTGACACTCAACTCACCAGTAGAAGGCTTAAACAAATATTGAGCATTGCTTGTATATACACTTGATGCAGTGCCACTAGTAGCAGCAGCAAACAAGGGATAAAGGTTTGTCGATGTGCTTGTGTCGTTGCTAATTGCAGAACCACCAACACTTGCCCAAGCAGTGCCGTTATATCCTTCAAACTCAGCAGTTGTTGTGTTAAACCGCAACTTACCTGCTACACCAGTAGGACGCTGACCAGTTGTGCCTTTAGGCATTTGAACAGCAGATGTGGCAGTAAACGTTACATCTCCAGTTGCATCTAATGTAGTCAAACCACCCAAAGACAAGCTTGTAGCACCTAGTGCAACAGTTGTTGTACCAAAGGTTACTGAGCTATTTGCCAATTGAGCATTGGTTACAGTGCCTGACAACTTAGTAGTCGATAATGATGTAATCCAAGATGGATCAGCATATGAACCATTTGTATATACACCGTTAGTCACAGTACCTGCGTTACCAGTAATACCAATACCCCATGTGCCTGTAGCATTAGTGCCAGAGGTAGAAGGAGCTCCTACATCGCTGTAAGACAGTACAACCGTACCTGTGTAGCCGTTAACAGATGTAACAGCATCAGTGTTATCAATCTTTTGCCAAGCAGTGCCACTGTAAATAGCCCAATCGCCAATCTTCCAATCTGTAATGCCGTTTAGGTTGGTTGAACCTGCTACAGACACCACATAGTAGTAACCTTGTGTGCCAACACTAGAAGCAAGGGTAGGGCTGTTAGCGTTTGCATCCCAAGTACCTTGATACTTTAAAGCGCCCAATACAGCAGCAGGTAACTGAGATGTAGGAACAGTGCCACCACCGTCCAAGGTAGCCACGCCACCTGCCACACCAGCATTTAGTTCAGCAGCAGTGCCCAATCCAAGAGCGCCACGAGCACCAGAGGCTGTAGTAGCGCCTGTACCGCCACTTGCCAAAGCCAAAGTGCCACCAATAGTAATAGTGCCAGCCGCAGTAATAGGTCCACCAGTTGTTGTTAAACCTGTAGTACCACCAGATACATCAATACTGGTTACAGTACCTGTACCGCTAACTGCATTCCATTGCACATCGTTGGCAGATGGGTTAACAGTCAACACTTTACCTGCGTTACCTGCATAACTAGGCAAAATCCAATCAGGACCCACCAGCTGAACGTTACCAAGGGTAAAGTCAACACTGTTAATGTTTACGCTGTCATATACCAATGAAGCATTTGGAATGTTGGTGATAGTGTTGTTTGCAGCATTGATTGTTTTGTTTGTCAGGGTTTGAGTGCCTGTCAAAGTAGCAACAGTGCTATCAATTGCCAATGCAGTGCCTGTAGAACCTTGAGTAACAGTAATGCCTGTGCCAGAAGTAATACGCTGTGTTACAGATACACGAACTTGCAAAACTCCAGATCCTGTGCCAGATTTGGCTACAGCAGCTGCAAGAACAATAGGACCGCTTGTTGGAAATACATTTGTAAACCCACCAGCTACCGCAGAGTTGTAATAAAGAATATCGCCTTCAGCAAACGAATTTGTATTTACGTTGTGGATAACACCAAACCAAGTAATTAAACCAAATGCATTGTTGGCAATATCCTCGGCAGCAACACCCATAATGTACTGACCATTTGTCACGCCAGTGGCAGGAGCAGCGGTCACTACACCAGATGCACCAACAGCCCCTGTAAACATACAGAGTTGGCCTTTGGTAATCGTGGCAGAAGCTTTGACGTAATAGTAAACATCTTCACCAATATGCTGAACAACGTTACCACCTGCCATACCTAGGCCAAGCGTATTGTTACCATCCCAGCCTAATCTTCCAGCAGTTAAAGTAGTTGAGTAAGTTGTGTCAAAGTCAACATAATCAACAGTAGAAACACCGCCAGTAAGACCTGTCAAAGACGTAATGTTGGCGTTAGCGCCAGCAAGAGCGTACAAGGTAGAACCAGTAATCTGCACCCAAGTACCAGACTGCTTGTTATACAAAGACTGTGGAGTTGTAGATGTGTCCAAATACAACTGAGTGTTTAAACCAGTACCAGAAGAAGGCACGCCAGCACCTGTCAACACTGGCAAACCAGTACCTGTCATCAAACCGGGTGTAGACCAAGTCAGGTCACCAGTGCTGCGTGAGTCAACAACAGCAATAGACACCCATACAAGGTTTGTAGGACTTGGAGGTGGAGAAGCTACCCAGCCAGTTGGAGTAGTACCAGTATTAGTAGAGAAACTCCAAGAACCGCCTGTAGGAGTTGCTGGCGCAGTGGCTGAATCATAAAAAATAAACCACTCAAAGTACGTGCCACCGGGTGAACCAATACCGTACAGACCAACAGTCTCACTGGCTGTGTAAATGCTGCTTGTTGCCATGTTTCTTCCTTATCTGAAGCTATAGCGATAGTCCCTAGGTTGGAACTCGCTAGTCAAGTGTTGGTCGCCACCCTTCCAGCGGCCTTTGTTGTACTGGTCTTCAATCAGACCATACGAATCATCGAATCTGCCCAACCACTTTTGTGATTCAGCAGTGTTCTTATTCTTGTCGTAATAAGCCCACAAAGTTCCATACAAATAACCTTCAGGGAAGGAAGTCAACACAGCATTGCTTTGCACAAGTGGCTCAAGTTCGTCTTCAGTAGGACTAAACAAGAAAGAAAACGTGCGAATGTAGTAAGCCTTGATGGTTGTGTTACCACCGGGGTTTGGCGTAAAAATGTAATTAGGTCCAACTTCAGAAAAGCTGGCACGAATTACACGAGGCACACCAAAAGGACGCACATACAGTTGGTCAATCATGCGGCGACGAATAATCTCACGGTCACCAACACGGTCATAAATGATCCAAGGACCCATGCTGGCAGCAGGTGTGCCGGGAGCAACATCTGAGTTAGGAGTCTCTTGGAAAAACAAAATAGGAATGTTCATATCCGCAGGGATAGGAGCCATGCCTTGAGAATTAGTAGTCAAAATAGTGGGAGTGTTGCCATAAGGATTGGTACGCAAACCGGGCAACTCCAAAGTACGCATCTTCAACTCTGCCAACTGAATCGATGTCTGGATTTCCAAAGCAGACTGAGATGGCAGCATTAAAATGGTCAAAGGATAGGTAGCGCTACTCCAAACGCCATCAGGGTCAGACACAGTAATAGTCGTGCTGGTTGTAGACAACACGGCTGTAAAAGAGTCCATTTTGGATACGCCAATAAAGTCACCAGCAAGGATCGTGGCAACAGGCGTAGAAGATACCGTAATGACACCAGTAGTCGAGTTATAAGCAGTAGCCGTGATGGCAGTGCTTTGAGGAATTGCCCCCACCCACTGTGCTACACGACTTACCAATGCGTTAGCAGATTGAATGAAAAGGGACATAACTCTTCCTTACTTGGTCGGTATAGCTGGATTATATGGTAGAGGGATTTTTCCTGAAGGATGACAAACGTACTCAGAGTAGTACTCGTTCACAATGGCGTAGAACAAAATCTTGTCCTTTTTGTCCATCTTGATCAACTCCCACGGACGGTTGTTGAAGTACTTGGAACTGATCGAATGTGCAATAGCCTTTGGAAGACTCATAGCCTCAAAAGTGCCAGCAAAAATTGGGTTATCTGTTGTACCAATCATCTGATAAAACTCCCTGCGGCCTTTGCAGTACTCTTTTATCTGATCGGTATTGTGTTGGGTGTATTGAACGTATCTTTCGCCGTCAACAGCACCAATTTTGTAGTCAATGTTGTTGGTCTTGAATGTCTGCGACCAAGTGCCAGATTTGACCTCGTTGTATAACTTGTCATTCTTTCGGACAACGCCTTCAATACCAGCCTCCAAGTTTCCCTTGAGGTAGTAGTCTTCGTTGACCTTGGCTTCTTCGTTGTTTAGATTCAATTCCATACATTACTCCATAGAAAAGGAGGACCCGAAGGTCCCCCTTGTCACATTGTCGATTACGACAAGTAGCGTTGCACTTGAGCAGAAGGACGGGGAGTTGTCACAGCTGCACCTGTTGGGCTGATAGCTGCCAAAACAGCCACGCCAGCAGGGTTGCGAACGATCAAAGTACCTTCCATGATGTACTGGTCCAAAGAAGCGTCAGCGTTAGAGAACACTTCGTTGTTGGGGCCCAGTTCACGCAAGCTACCCCATTGAACCACGTCAGGGTTCAAGAACAGGGCAGAGGTGTTATCAGCACCAGTTTGGTCCATCACCCAGCTATCGTCGATTTGGTAGGTGTAGTTGAAGTCACCTTCGTAAGTCGAGATAGTGTCGCCTTTGTCAGCGGGGTTGAAACGGTTGATGCTACGGCTGGTAGGCATCATGTCGCTGATGTGAGTACGCATCGAGGTTGGGACCACCATGTTAGTGATCTTGGCGTTGAAGCGTTGTTCAGCAACAGTCACCAACTGCTTGTACAGGTAGGGGCTGAATTGCTGCAAGGTCACGCCTGAGCTGAAAGTGAAATAACCCAAACCAGCGTTAGCCAACGAACCGTTGAAAGGTGTGTTGGTAGCAGTAGCTGAAGTGGTGTCATTGCTGTCAGAGGTAGCCAAGTTCAACACAGAAGTGCCGTCGGTGTCGTTACCAGAGCGAGTGCCAGCAAAAGAGTACAAAGAACCAAAACGACGACCGTCGTTGGGTGATGCGCCTTGGGTAGCAGCTTGACCAGAGTACTTGATAGAAGCACCGTCAGCGCGAACCATTTGCAACTCAACGTCGAACATGATTTCAGTCAATTGCTTGACTTCTTGGTAGGCTTGTGGGTCGCCACCAGCTTGTTCCACAGCACGAGCAGTACCAGTAGCACCGATCACAGTTGTGAAAATCTGAGTGTAGTTACCCAAGTTAGAACGAGTGTTAGAAGCAGCAGCTGATGAAGAAACAGCAGCGCCTTCCAACTTGGCGTTCAAAGCGGGAACACGGAAATAGTCGTTAGGCCAAATGTGCAGAGTTGAGTTAACTTTGCGCTTTTTAGACATAGCCATGTTAGTGATCGGGGTGCGATCCTTAACATAGTTCGACACGGTCATGTCGAGGTCTTTAACGACGATGTCGGTTGTATAGGAACCGTTACCATTGCCCAAGGCAGCAGATGTGATAGTAGCCATTTTAAAAACTCCTGAGTTATCGACGGCGTTGTTTGTTTGCCATCAAAAGGTTTGCCAAAAGATCTCGCGTTGCGCCTTTATCACCAGCTTGTGCTTTCTTTTGAAGTTCTTCAACCTTGGAGTCAGTAGCGGTCTTGGCTCGGGCAGTTGGTCGACTAGCAGCAGCTAATGAACCTCCAGCATTCTTCACCTTTGGACCCTCTCTAAACTTCATACCGTCACGGATCAACCCCAACAAGTATTCGTCACTAGATACCAAATCAAGATTCGGTACTCCGGGTACGAATGACCCATTAGCGCCTTTCCAATCCTTAGACAGCTTTTCCCGAAGCTCGGTAAAAACAGCCTTGTTGCTCAATTCTTTGTCGCTAAACGACTGTCTAGCTTTTTCCAACTGTTCCTGCACGAATGCAGAACGCTGTTGGTAGAACTGCTCAACTTTTGGACGGTTCGTCTGGATGAACGTGCTCTTTTCTTGGATCAACTCGTTGTTCTGACGGATAGCCGCTTCAGCTTCACTTCGTTGAACCTCGTCTGTAGCATTTTCGAGGATCTGCTTCCATTGCTGGTTGTAGCCCTGAATCTTGATCAAATCATCCGCTGCTTGTTGTAGCTGCGGTTGAATGGTCAACTCCAGACCTATCTGCAAACCATCGAGTTCAGCCCTACGTTTGGCCTCATACTCTTCAAAA